GTCAAAGCATCACGAATACCAACATAGGCAACAGTACCCCATGAGCCACCAGCTTGAGGAAACTCAATAGCAGCAGAGTTGGTAGTTGCACCATTGCTAGGCGCACCAAATGTAATTGACTGACGAGCATAGCTAGTACCAGATACTTCTGTACCTGTGTCAGCGTCTGTTGGGTCAGATGTATAAAGGGCTAAGTACACAGTTGTTGGTGCTGTGTACGTTGTTGCTCTCAATGTGCCGTTAATCAGCGCATTTTCGAGATAGTTACTCATTTCAGCCATAGTTTCACCTTGGAGTTAGTTTCATTGCTAAAGGAACACCAGAATACTGACCTTCTTCGTCAGACTTGGTTAGGGACGCAATCGCTCTGTCATACATAGTTCCCCATGTATTGATTCGTGCGTCATTCATTAAGTAAGGCTCTGCTTCAATCAAAGAAGCGTAGAGCAAAGCATCTGGTGCTGTTGTCAGGAATACGTTAGTTGTATTGCTAGACGATAGATAAGCTGGCGCAGAGAAGTACAACAGTTTTACTGTATAGATACCATCTGGTGCTGGAGATACTTGAAAGTCGTTAGCAAGAATTGTGTAAGACAAAGGAACACCAACTTCTGATGCTCTTGGGTCATTAGACAATGCTGATGGACTTGAGTAGCTAAGTGGCTGAATAGGATTTGTCATTACAACAAAATCACGCACCTGCAAAAAGTCAGCAGGTATCTCAATGGTATTGTCACCAGATACTGTAGCAGTCGTAACGGATTTCAACATCTGGCGAATACGCAACTCTCTACGGAGTCGGTTTTCAGCAAATGTAATAAAGTCGGGAATCTGAGAAGTCAAGTCAGACCTAGCCAAATAGTTGGCTATTGAAGTCTGCAAGTCAGAATATGTTGAGAGGCTCATACCACTCCAGTTCTAGTGCGCCATGCACGATTCATTGGGTCATTTAACCAAGCAGCAAAACGCTTGTCATCCAGAACAGCATAACCACGCATGATTCCAGCTTTGTTCAAGTCATCAATGACTGTCAAAGGAATAGATGCAACCTTGTTACCAAACAACTGGTCTGACCATCTTGCTCTCTCGTCATACGAGTTATATTCTTTTTTATTCTGCTCAACAATACCAGTAACGTCCTGACGAGTCTGAATAACGATACCGCCTTCACCATCAGCATGAACAGCAGTTTGTCTAAAATTGTTAGGATTTTGCATAGCCTAATTCTATCAGTTTGAGTAGAAAAGAAAATGCCCCAGAGGGTTAGTCTGAGGCATTTTTTGGGTTACACCAGATTAAGGAGTAATGTCGGCAATGATGCCATGAGCGCCTTGGTTTTTAACTTCCAAGGTGTACTCAGCCAACAACTGTGTGGATTCGTTGTCGCCAGTTACAGCCAACTCGTTGGTCTGGAAAGGACGCAAGTAAGCTACAGCAGCCATGTCAGGGTCAACAATAAATGCAACATCATCGCAGCTATTGGTAGATGTCATAAATCTGTTCGGAACAACGGAAATTGAACCGAAATCTGACAGGTACACATCGGCCGCCGAAATGATAGTCGTAGGCGAATTGCTAGGGGCCATGAAACGCTGTGCAGCAATACCTGTGAAAGTGGAAACCAACTGCTTGTGAGCAGGGTTGACCATCAACACTTTAGGATTGCCACCAGAAGCGTAAACTTCACGAACAACAACTTTCAAAATGTCTTCTGTGAAAGTGCGGTTTGTGCCGTTTGTACGAGCAGTAGTTCCCAAATCACCAGCCACGCCAGAAGTACCGCCATCATAGTTAGAGTTCAACCATGCTTGCAGACCACCCAATTTACGAGCAGTAGAAGAATCACCATTGGCAGCAATCTGGTTGCTCAACAATGAAGTTTCCATGTCCCGCTTAATTTCGGCCGATGCTTTCGCAAGTTGATAGGCTTTTTCAGATTTGCGGCCTGCCTTATCGACAGACTGCAAAGTGCCAGAAATCTTGATAGTCTTCTGTGCAATCTGAGTGCGGTTTCCTACACGAGTTGTAGGAGACATAGTGGCATCAGATGCCGTGGCCCCTTCAACAGTGTAGTTCGTTAAAACCGCAGCGGAAAGTGAGTCCGTTTGCCACTCATGCAAAACAGCAGTAGCTTTAGTCTTGCCAATGGAAGACATAAATGGAACATCTGTTGGTGAAATCGAGTAGATAACATCCGAAAGGTCTTCTCTCATACCGATTGCGGTATATGTTTGATAGGTAGCCATAATTTAATACTCCAAAATTTATAAAAATCGTTCAAATGCTCTGGCAGCGTCAGTAACTTTTCCAGTTTCACGCAACCTTTGCATAACCTGTTTATCTTGTGAAGACCTAGCTTGGGGAACTGAAGTACCAGAACGCATCATCTTAGGGGCAGACTGGAGTTTTTTATTCAACTCTGGTTTGCTCTTTTGAAGTTGCTCATACTTCATTGCCTTATACAAGGTATTCACAGCACGAGAGTCATACACGGAACTAAGTTCTTGGTCAGTCCAACCTACAGATTTCGCATAGTCACGGATTTGTTTCCGTACCGCATCACCCTGTGGTGTCGCTAACTCAGGAATCAGACCAACTAGCTTCTCAGATTCATTACGGAGATGGTTTTGCAGAGAGGCTTGTTGCTCGGCTTGTTGCTGTTGGGCAATGCGTTGCTGTTCATTCCTGACTACTGCTAACTGCTTCTCACGCTGACTCTGTTCAGCTACCGCTACCGCATAACCGATAGGGTCTGTTTCCTTTAGAACATCTAAGTCCACACCCCGATTTTGCTGCGTAAGGAAGCTATCCAACGCTTGCAACTTCTGGGCATATGCCTGTCGCTCTTGTTTAACATACTCTAAGTGACCACGTTCAGCTTCAATTGCCTTACGTTGTTCAGCTAGAGCCTGAGACTTTTTAGTGTAGTCCGTACCTTGTTGATAACCTTTGATAAGTTCGTCAAGTTCTACCTCAACTTCCTCACCAGATGCCTTGACTTTATATCTAGGCTTTGGTTCATCAGATTCCTCTGAATACTCAACTTCGTCAGTCTCTTGTTGGTACTCTGGTTGACCTTCGGCTTGGCCTTGTTCGGCTTCCTCAGAATCACCCATCATGCCCTCAAACGCTGAAGCGGCTTGGTTTACATCTAGGCTTTCACTCCCATTAGGGTTGGTGTTTTCCATTTGTCATCTCAATAATCGCCAGAAACCTTCTGGACGGAGGGTAGGGTTTCCCCTACAGAATCTTCCACTTCTTATCTCTAATCACAGTCTCCGAGGCTAAGCCTTCTAGGTGTCCTGTAATCAGTTCAATAGACTTAATGTGCCTGTAAGCATCCTCACGCCTATCAGATTCTTCTGCACTTGTGTTAATTATTACACTAATCTGCTCATTTTTCAAATTATTTAATACTTCTTTGAAAAAGTCATCATTTAATAGGTTTTTAGCCCATTGTGCGAGTAGGTACTTGTCCATATTGGTTTTGTATTCCAGAGATAACGTCATTGATACTTAAAGAACTTGCAGATGGCATACCTTGTCTGCTACCCAAGATTCCCATTAAGTCGTTATAACTTAGGTTAGATGGTTGTGAATATTGAACAGGCGCAGGAACTTGACCATAGTTAGGGTCTAGGAACTTCTCCCATTGTGTACCCATGAGCAAATTACGATTGCCAAAGTTAATTGGAGGCAATTGTGTAAATGGTGCAACACTTGGTTTTGGAGGAGTCTTCCAACTCTCAGGGACAGGAACTATATCGTATCCAGTTGGTGTTCCAGAACTAGACAAAGCACTACCTGCACCAAGAAGACCAGCCGCAGTCAATCCTAATTGAGCCACTCGTAAAGGGTCAACAGCAGGGGTAGTTGTTTGTGCAGTTACTTTTGGTACTGTTAAAGGGGTACTTGGCTGAATCAATGGAATCGTTGCAGCAGTCACCGCATCTGTAATGCTAGATGGTCTTTGAGCAATGACTGTTGTAGTTGGTAAAGTTGAAGTTACGGCTGGTGTAGTAGCAATAAATGCATTAACAATGTCTTGTGTATTTACTGGTGTTTTAGCTGTAATTGTTTGTGTTGGTATTGTAGTTGGTGTTACTAAACTTGGAACAACTGAAGCAAGAGCAGTAGTTGTATCATTTAAAGTAATATTTCTACCACTTTGAATTACTTGTTCTGCAATAGTCTGTGCTTGTTGAGTTGTTATGTTAGGTATTGTAGCAATAACCGCATTAGCAATTTCTTGGGTTGTAGCAAGTCTATCGCCCGTAACTTGAACATTGGCTAAATTAGTAGTCGTTCCTACGTTACCTGCAATTTGACTTTCTACTAAGTTTATAACCTCTTGGGTAGTCATGCCAGTAGTTTTAGGCGCAGTAACTTTAACTGTACTGCCATCGGCAACTGGTGTTGATACTGCAACAGGCGCAATAGTGCTTAGAACATTGTTTAATGATGTATTAGCACCAGTAACATTAACGCTATCCAAAACAGGAGTAGAAATAGCAACAGGTGTAGCAACTGTAAGAGCATCTAAAGCATCTGTAATAGCCGTAGGAGTAAAACCTACTGAATCTAATAATTGAGAAATTTGACTGCTATTTAAACCTTGGCTTGAAAGATTATTAGCCGCATTGGTAGCCGCTAAAGATTCTTGGACAAAGTTTGACGCATTTGCACCTTGACCAGTTAAAAACTCTTGAGGAGTAGATACACCTGTTTGCTTTAAATCTTTAATTAAGTTTGTTTGCAATGCGTCATTAAGTTCATCTGGTGTCATGTTTGTAAAATCAACAGGAACATCAAGATTACTTAAAGCATTACCTAAGTAAGCACCACCACCACCGAGCAAAGCAGCAGTCAAAATATCTTTTGTGCTACCACCTGTTACTGCTTGTGTACCAGCACCAATGGTTGCACCTGTAGCACCAGCCAAAGCAGAACCAGTCAATCCTGTTGCACCACCTAATAGGCCTGAGATAAAAGGCAGACCAACAGTAGAAGCCGCCAAACCAATAACAGGTGCAGCGGCGCTCAAAAGTCCTTGGTCACCACCACCTGCAAAAGTTCCTCTGTCAATTACTTCGCCAGTTGTCGGGTTGTATGTTTCCCAATTAGCCGTGTTGTTAGGGTCTACTCGTGTTTGATAAACAACTTGTGGAACACCTGCTATCTGTGCCTCAATGTCATCGCCTTCAATGACAGTACCACGAGTGGTTGGAATTACTCTTTGTGTTGTAGTAGAAGTGTTAGCTAAAGCAGCGGCTTCGTCAGCAGCCCTTTTTTCTGCAATTTTTTGCCAGTAAGTTTGTTCAGACGCTCTTTGTTTTGCTATTGATTCAGCAGTTATAGCAGCTTGTATGTCAGCCATACTTTGAGTTTTTTCTAAAGCTTTAATAGGTGTAGTTAAAGTTCCTTTTGTCTCTTTAATAGCTTGATTTACAACATCACCAGTTAAATCTGTTGGAATAATCTTACTTACTGCATCAAGTGCTTTATTAGGGTCTGAATAATTACTTGCAACATTTGCAGCCTGAGTAATGACAGATGGTGTAGTAGCTACAGTGTTTGTGTTCTGTACTTGTGCAATAGCCGTAGGTGTACTAGATGGAACTTCATTCTTGAACTGAGATAACGAATCAATAACTGCTTGGTTATAGATTGCCGTACCTTCCGCATTTGTGTGCAAAGCATCTACTAACAACTTCTTGTTTTGCAGAATCTCACCTTGAATACCAACCAAAGCAACATTCTTATTTTCTTTGGCAATGTCAGTAAAAATCTTGTCAACTGTAGGGTCAAAGTTGTTATTGATTACGTCATCAATAGACTTAGCATAAGGAGAGCCTGTAAGAACAACGTCAACACCTTGTGAGGCTAAAGTTTTGACAATCTGATTGATGTTATTTTTAACAGTATCCTTATCTACACCAGTGATAAAGTCAACACCACCAGTTTGCAAGTAAACAGTAGCGTTAGGGTCAAACTGACCACCACCTGCTAGATATGTGTTTAGTTGGTTAAGAGTATCAGCAGTAGTAGCACCGCCTACGGCTACATTTGTAGTAGCCTGACCAGTTGCTTCTGTTAATTGGTTACCTAGTGTTGTGTTCAGACTATTCCAACTAGCACCAGCTAAGATATTTCCACCAAGCAAACCGCCTGACTTTCCACCTGTAGCATTAGCTACGTCTTCACCAGAGATTCCATACTGAGCCATAGCCGCTTGAGTAGTAGCAGCGTCAGGGCTTGCGCCTAAGAATGTGCGAATGTCTTTATATAGGTCATCAGCAGTTCCACCACTATTTAACCGCCAAGCAAGTGCGTCTGATACTGCCATGATTAACCCCTAATTTCTACGTTAGATGTAATGCCAGCACCAATCTTCATTGCTTTTAATTGTGCTTCTGCTTCAAACTCTTGTTGCTTCATTGCAAAGTAAGCCTGTTGTTTCTCACGCTCTAGTTGCAACTTAGCACCTTCTTTCTCACGCATCAATTGCATTTCGAGAGCAGCCTTTTGTTGAGCCATCTCTGTATCAATCTGCATTTGTTGTTGTTTCAACTGCATATCAGCTTGTGCTTTAGCTTGGTTGGCTTGTATCTCAGCTTGAGTCCTAGCCATGATTGCTTGAACTTCTGGAGGCATCTGTTGTTGTTGTGGAGGAGGATTGCTCAATGCTTGGTCTTGCTCTGGGGTAATCGCTTTATAGAACTCAGCACTATCCTTAAACCCTGCAATCTCTACCATGCGTCCCAATGTGCCACGATACTGTGCAGGTGAAACGTAAGGATTAGCAAGCCCATACTGACCAATCAACTGCTCTTGTTTAGCAAGAACCATAGACAACATAGCCATCTGCTCTTGTCGATTACCTGCGCCTAAACCTACGTTGATAGAAACATCGTATTGGTTAGCCCATGTTCTAGGGTCAAACTCTACGAACTCACCACGCATACGCACCATACGAGCCTTGTCTTGGTACTTACATAACAAATGTAGTATGCCCTTAAACAATGACTTAACGCCTGTCTCAGCAAAGATTCGAGCAATTAGTTCAATCTTACCTGCGCCAGCTTGTTGCATAGAGGCTACTGCTGCTGCTGTGACGTTCTGTAAGACAGAGGGGTCTAACCCTTGTGAGGCATCAGACACGCCTGTACGCTTAGACTGTACTGTGTCCAGATACTGAAGCATTGGGAACGCCTGTGCTGCTACATTCTGAACTGTTAATTGCTGGACAGCGTTCATAGACTTAACACGAATAACACCACCTGCTGTAGAAGTAAGCAAGTCATCTAAATTTGTCTGACCTTCAACTGCCAATACTCTGGCGTTGTTGGTGAGATAAAGGTTATCCAACATCTGACGAGTGATAGTAGTCTTGATTAACTGTAGGTCAACTGTTCTGTCAGCTAACGAGTTCCCAAAAAATTTATGCGGGATTGGTATAGGACAGATTGAGTGGAAAGGAACATAGTCAACTTCCTCAACCATCTCCTTACCCTTCTCATCCTCAAGAATCTCATTAGAAGCGTAGAACACTTGAACCAATGAAGCAATGCCTTTGCCATCTATATCAGTTTTGACATAGCACTCAAAGACTTCAATCTCTTGCATTGAAGGGTCATCAGTCTGTGTTTGGTAAGGTTGCTCACCTGCTGCATAACGAGCCACACGCTCTGGTGTGTACGCTAGTGCATCACCCATCTGCAAGCCTTCAATCTGCTTCTTGTTA